ACCAGGCATGAAGTTATTCATGTAAGATGCTGTATTGTTTATCTTGGTAAGTTCATCACGAGCCAATGCCAAAGCATCAACCTCACCACGATTGAATTTATTAAAGCCACCACGAAGCATTAGAAATCACCTGGACGATTACGATTAGAACCTCTGTATCGAGCACCTACCCAGTTGCCATTGCTTAATCTACGTGGTGGTGCTGACATTGTATCGTTAGATAATGCAGAACCTCTACGCTTCTCGTATTCAATATCACATCGTTCCATAATGGCACCTTCCTTCGCTAACGAAGCTGACGCATCTTTAGCAATACGAGCAGCTACCAGTCGCTTGAAGAAAGTAGGCCAGTCGCCCGGAGTAGTTAGAAAACTGGTATTTACATATTGAAGATACATTTCCTCATAATCACTGAAGAAAAATCCAACCTCATCCTGATAATCTTTCAATGGTTGCTTCATGTATTCATCCACAAATAACCCATCTATTCGATGCAGTGTGGCTGGTTTCTCATGAGCATAACGATAACCCCAGTCAGGTTCAGATGATGGGTCGAAAGTGATTTTTGTGGAAGATAACGCAAATGTCCAGCCAGTATCTTCCAGTAAATCAGAAACTATCCCAGAATCAACAGCTCTATCCATCTTGACCCGACGATTAGAGTCATCATCAGTTCTGGTAATTTCATCCAGTCCCATGATTAGTAAAGCATCGTTGTAAATTTTCAACCAATAATTGCTCTATTTTCTTGTATTCATCCGGTGCAGCTTTAATGCTGATTTCACGAGCGAGATATGATGATACGACACGAGCAAAAGACGGTGCCCAGTTGGTGTAAGTTTCGGCAAGTAGATTGCTGGTGTATCGAACGTAAATGACAGCATGTTCACAAGCTATCGTATTACCTTCGATGATATATCGAGTGACAGGCTGATCTAACTTCTCATCACTGAAGATACCAACCACTTTGACATAATCAGTTGGTAAAGTATGAACACTGTCCAGCCCATGTTCGGAACTGGTAGCAGGAGTATTGAGAGTAACAACCTTAGAAGCAAAATGAGGCTGTACAATCTCCAGGCAGTAATCAACCGCCCCAAGATCGTAAGCCCCATCTAAGTAATGTCTGGATGGCCTGTTCTCTGTTATTAATGATAATTTACGTTGCCCAATCAGCAACAAAGCATTGTTGTATAATGCCAACTTATCCAAAGCCATGACCTATCCTATTTTAAGATTTTAGTGCTTTCAGTAAATCATCCATTGCTCTCATTGCTTCGGCTTGAGTCGGAATTAATTCTTCCACGACTTCACCTGTGGATTTCTTCATGACGCACCATTTTTTCTGACCACGCTGTTTGATTTCATAATCAATTTCAGCAGTAGTCTCTAAACTGGTATCAATCTTTTCTAAATCAGTACCGTAAATTAATTTTGTTTTAACGATACTACCTTTAGTAAAGATAACTAATAATCTGGCATAGAATGTTCCATCATCAGCAATGACTCGAACTTCATCACCAACATTAAGTTGTGGAGCTAGATGCACCCACAAATCAGGATTCTCTAAATCTTTCTGATCGTAACCACCTGGAACATTTGTATCAAAAGTGCGATACCGATGTTCAGTTAAACCGAAATCAGAATGTTTTATGGGTTCTATTTTTTTATTATCCATTTTCACTGTCTCTCAAAAGAAGCCCGTAAAAATAATACCACGGGCAAAAACAGGAGGGCCGCTAAACCCTCCCACCAGTGAGCGTTAGCTCATTACGTTGTGAACGGTGTTCCGGGAGTTGCCGTACAAGACGACGTTCCTTCGATCACCCACACCGTAGAAGATATACACGTTAAAGTGAACACTCCACCAATTAAACCACCAGTAGTGGTCGCATTCATACTAATACCGACATGAGTCGAACCATTAGCAAAGAATGCTTCATCAGTCGCTGCATCTTCAATACCGCCTAAAATACTACCTACAATAAATGTAGTACCTGCATCAGTATCAACCTGATAAGCTCCAGAGGTTAAGTCGGTAGTAACAATAAAACGATACTTCAAACCTACAACAGGTTCAGGTAACGTAAATATCTGACCAGTTGCAGTGTCAAACAGTACATCAGCACCGGACTCAGCTTTAGTCAAAGCACGAGTAGCAGCTGAACCTGATAGTACAACACCACCATTAACACCAGAAGACAGATTAACAACACCTGACTTAATGTTAATACCAGTACCGTCTGCTGTTGCTTTGACAAGTCCTGGTGTAATTGTAATCGTACCACCATCGGAAACATCAGTGTCCCAATCAGTTACACGATATTCATTACCATCAGCATCATTGTCAAAAGTGATAATATCATCAATTAAGATGGTTCCTGTTCCTGCGCTACTTAAAGCAACTGTCGTTTCCGCAATCGGCTCAATAGCACTACCTGTAGCCCCTACCGCTGTACCAGTCGTTGCACCGGCTACAGCCGTCAAATCAGTTGTTGAGCCGTTAGTCTCGTCAATATGAATGACTCTGTCACCAGCTTCTAAACCAATATCAGCGGCATTAGATACATAGTTAACACCATTAACATCTGCCAGGGCGTCACCATCTGAATAAATCCAGATTGCACCGCCACCGCCAACACGTTGTGTTACAAGAGCAGGAGGATTACTTGTTGAATAACTCATTTAATTCTCCTAAATTAACTATTAGTAACTACAATAGCAGTACCATCACCTAAGTCAGCACCATCTTCATCCACGGTAAGCACTGGGTAGATATGAGCAACAGTAGCACCAGCCGAGTCCGACTGAATGATAATGTCACCTTTTTTCATACCAAGATCCAAAGCATCTGTGAAGTAATCTGCTGCACGGACTACGGTTGCTGCATCAGCAGAATCGTAAAGCCATACAGAAGGAACTGCTGCACCAACACCAGGAATTGCCATACGTGGAGGACTATTAGTTGAATAACCCATTTTTCAATCCTCCAAGATTAAGAAAGTGCGCTGTCGTCGTGCAACATCTTGACGATACCACTGTTCTGTAAAAGTTTAGAACCCATGTAAGTAGAGCAACGTGCCCAGGACTTATCGTTCTTCTCGTCATAACCAACGTGAGTAGAAATATTTTCCACATCACAAGCATGACCGATAGCCTTACGTGAGAACATGAAGCAGGAAGATGAACCTGTACCTGCACCCGGTAAACCAGCATCCACAATCCAGTTAACACCATACCAGTTGAAAGCCATTGACTTTGAGACATTCTCAAAAGGCTTCAGGTTGATATAGTCAGCTGAAGTGAATTGGTTCATGCTCATCAGATAACCATGGAATGCTGGAGTAATCAGAGCAAATGGCTCTTCATCCAACGCAAAAGCATTACCCAATTTGGTTTTTGCAGTTGTGACCAGAGTTAAAGTAGCTGTTGCTGCTGCACCCCAGGTTACTGTCGCTGTTGTCAGAGCAGTATGAATGTCGCTGTCAATCTTACGATTGATAACTGCCATACTGGTTTCTTGCATAATACGACGACCATCACCTTGAGAAGCATAAATATTGAAATTTGTGCGTTCAGGTACATCATGCCATTCTTTCAAAGTGGCTGTGTATTGGTTTAAGTTGTCAGTACGAGTAGGAATGTCACCGTTGACACCACGAGTTACTGCTGTTGCTCCACCAGAGTCTGCAACAAGGAATACTGCCTCATTGCCGTTAATGTTGGTTTCAGTCGTAACGGTACGACGTGCAAGCGATTGACGCTTCTCGAAACCAGCAATAAACTCTTTTCTGAACATCGTTTGGAAAGCTGTGTCTCCCATCGGAATATCCTCCAAAGTTAATTATTAAAAGTTAGTGTATATAACCTTATTTCTTTAGAGTTAGCCGTTTGTCGCTTCTGTGAGTTAGCCTGTTAAGGGATCACTCCACGTCGTCTGGGGTCGTTAAGACAGGTTTAGGTTTAAATATAACCGTCATTCACAATAAATGCAAGTTTCTATTTACTCTCCAGTTTGTCTTTGGCATCAAGTAGTTCCTGATACCGTGCTTGAGCTTTCGCATCTTTATGCCAATCATCGTCGCCCATACGTTTTTCCAGTGCTTCAATTTCATCATTCATTGACTGTACTGGATTGTTAGAGTTCGGTACAACCGTCGCTGAAGGATTGATGTCAAATGCCTGAGCAGCAGACCACTGAAGGAATTCAGGACTGTTCATTAACAAACGACCATCACCCATACGAGCAGTCATAAAACTGTCTTTGATAGCTTCAGGTAACGTATTGAACCAACCCATCGAAGTGTTTAGGTTCTTTGTGAAATCGTTACCCCAGGCTTCTTTCAGTGCCTGAGTACCGTTCATCTTCTGGTCATTATCAACCACTGCCATTTGATGTGCTTCAACTTCACGAGCTTTAAGCATAGTACCTGTCAGTTCAGATAGAACTTCAGTACTGACATTATGTTGATGAGCTGTCTTCATCACTTCTGATAAAATTCTCTCATCTTCACCAGCCAGTACTAACCCTTGTTCAAGATTAAAATTGTTCTGGGGTAGGCTCTGCTGGCAGACCAGATGATAACTGACCGCTACGGATCTTATCCTGAGCACTAACATAATTATTCAGGAATGTTGGCATGTCACTGACACGTTCCAACATCTTCAAGTGCTTGTCGTTATCACCGGCAAGCTGGTTACGCCAATCATCAGGCATAGCTTCAAAATAGTTCGCTGGTGGTGTATCGCCCGAACCACCATCCGACGCAGAAGGTGTATTAGCAGGGGGAGTTGCTGGAGGTGGAGTGTCGCCACCTCCAGCACTTCCACCATCACCCGGTTCTTCAGCCATCAATCTGTATTTCATTATTATTCTCCACTGGTGTATTTATAAATTTTAATAGTTTGTAGCCACAGAATTGTCGCCCACAAACAAACGCAGTCGCCCGGTCATCACCAGGGATATACGCTTGGTCGTGTGTAACGCAAATCTTTTTTATTAATGCACTTATAGCAAGGGTCTGCTGACCTTCATCAGCTTCCCCTTTGGCTACCGCTTTAAGTGCGACATGCTCTTGCCGAGTTAATTTCGGCATAAACAATTCTTTATTGTTCAGCTCCACCTAACAGTACT